GTGGTATTCTAAGTGACGAAATTTACGAATTATCTGTACCTCGACGCGCTGGATCATACTATTTAGGAAAAAGGACCCCCAAGAGAGTGATTGAGATTGACTTCTCTCTCAAGGGGGTCTCTCTTATAGATATTAGAAAACGTATAGATGAACTTAGCAAGTTATTATATACGGATAATCCTGTAGAAATAAAATTCACGGATGAGCCTGAATATACGTATTACGGTGTGAAAGAGAACGTAGAGGAAAATCTAGAAAAATCAAATATTCATCAGGGTACTATTACACTTGTATGTTTATTTCCGTATAAAGTAGGAGATTTAAAAACGTATGATTTTAAGCAGGAATGGTCTACAGAAATCACCTCACGTTTTGTTAATAAAGGTAGTGTTGAATCGCCAGCATTAATTGAAATTAATGTAAAAAAACAATCAACCTTTTTAGATGTGTGGTTCGGTGACTATCCTTTAGACCGTAACTATTTCCGTTTAGGATACCCGTTAACCGTACAGGAAACACCTGTACAGGAGTGGGAACGTGTATTATGGGATGAAATGGCTTCACCTATAGGATGGACTCCTGTTACAGGACAAGTTGAAGAAATGAAAGGGACAGGTAGTTTTAAGTCACGAGATGGCTATGCACTTTATTGTGAAGACTACGGGCAGGGATCTGATTTTCATGGTGCTATTGCGAAGAAGAATATTCCAGGTGGCCCCCTACAAGATTTTGAAATGGAAGCATGGGTGCGTCTGAAGTCTAAAAGTATCGGAGAAATGGGGCGTGTCGAGGTGTTACTTTTGGATGACGCAAGCAATATTGTTGCGAGAATCAACATGAATGACCTATATTGGGATGCCGAAATAACAAAAGCGTATATGCGCCTTGGAAATGCCGGAACACCAAATAGTATACGGAAATTAGTAGATACAAATGGGACACATCCTAATACATTTAATCAATTTTACGGTAGGTTGCGTATTGCAAGACGGGGTAAAGAATGGTCTGTTTACGTGGCACGCTTCAAAGATGGTACTGAAATTGATGACGCATCACTTCCAGTGAAATGGATCGATGAAACTGGAAATCCGATGACGAATCGAAAAGTCGCACAAGTAATGATTGCGGTATGTAAGCTAGGAGACAATCCACCAGTTGATATTCTGCAAATAGATGATTTAAAGATTTGGAAGGTAAACAGTGTGGGATCAAATGCACGGCCATACATTTTTGATCCTGGGGATAAAGTGGTGATTGATACAGAAAGTGCCCACGTTACAGTGAACGGGAAAGACGTTATCCACTTGAAGGATGTTTTTAGTGATTTTCCCATGATAATACGAGGAAATAACCGAATTGATATTATGCCACCTGAAGTAGGAAAAGCTGCAGTATCATTTAGGGAGATGTTTAGATGAGTAAGCTTAATGGTATTTTACATGTTGTCGATTTCAAAACAGAACGAATCGTGACTGCTATTAGGCCGGATGATTACTGGGATGATAAAAGACATTGGGAAATCAAAAATAACGTGGATACGTTAGATTTTACCGTATTTGACGGCACAAAACATGTCATATCGTTAATGCAGCAAAATTTGGTATTGAAGCAAGTGAGAGATGGCCGTATTGTGCCTTACGTTATCACTGAAATTGCGAAGGATACAGAAAAAAATTCCCTAACTGTATATGCATCAGCTGAATGGATTTTGCTAGCAAAGGCTGGATATATCAAGCCGCAAAGAATGGAGTCTAAAACGGCATACGAGTTTGCTTCTTTAGCTTTAGCAGGAACCGAATGGGAAATAGGTAACATCGAGTATGCAGGCTTCCATACGATGACAATTGACGAGTTTATTGATCCTTTGAAGTTACTAAAAGATACGGCAGCGTTATTTGATTTAGAAATTGAGTACCGTGTAGAAATACTTGGTTCACGTATTGTGGGTCGATACGTAGATATGGTTAAAAAACGAGGCAGAGAGACAGGAAAAGAAGTAACAGTCGGGAAGGATCTAAAAGGGATTGTCCGAAAAGAAAACTCGCAAAATATATGTACAGCTTTAATACCTTTTGTTAAAGGTGAGGAAGACAAGTTAATTACAATTGAAAGTGTAAACAATAATTTACTTTACCTTGTAGATAACGACGCATTTCAGCGATGGAGTAAAGATTCTAAGCATAAGTATGGATTCTACACACCTGAGACAGAAGACCAGAATATGTCACCTAAAAGATTATTAACACTAACGAAAACGGAAATGAAAAAACGTGTAAATGCGTCAGTATCTTATGAGGTAGATGCCGCAGCAATTGGACGAGTTTTTGGATTAAATCACGAGTTAATTAATGAGGGTGACACGATTCGTATTAAAGATACATCGTTTAAACCAAGGCTTTATCTTGAGGCTCGTGCAATTGCTGGTGACGAGTCATTTAAAGATCCTGAGCAGGATAAATACGTCTTTGGTGACTACTACGAAATCGTGGATCAAAGTGAAGAATTACGTAAAATGTATAACAGGCTCATTAGTTCTTTAGGAAGTAAAGTAGGTAAAGATTTACTTGAGCAGCTTGAGAAACAAGTAAACGAGTCTATTAAAGAAAATGAAAAAAAGATTGAGCAAATAAAGGAAGAATCAGAGACTGCAAAAACACTTGCGGAAAAAGTAGAAGAAAACTTAAAAAATTATCAAACAGCTATTCTTGAAAGTGAGAATCCCCCGACAACGGGATTAATAGTAGGGCGAACAATGTGGCAAGACATAAGTAACGGGAAACCCGGAGTGTTAAAACGATGGACCGGAGAAGTGTGGGACGTTGTTGTCCCTGATGTGGCTGCACAAGTAAAAGCTGTATGGGAAAAAACAGAGAAAGCGCTAGAAGGACGGGTTACGAGTAAACAAGTAGAAGATTATGTATCGACTTTCCAAATACCGGAGCTTAAAAATAACGTAACAAAGCAAAAAGAAGATTTATTAAATGAGATTGCTGAGAGGGTTGCAGTAAAAGATTATAACTTAAAGGTTACAGATTTAGAACGGAAAATTTTAGCGAACGAGCGGGGCATTGAACTTAGCGCAAAACGAGATGAAATATACCTTAAAGAAGATATAGACGGAACGTTTGCAAAGGTATCATACATTAAACAATTGGAAGCAAAGTTACAAATACTTGATGAGGGTATTTTAGCTGAAGTTAAAAAAGGAAACATCATTTCTGTTATTAACCAAACGGCTGAAAAAATAAAAATCGAAGCAGAACTAATTGATTTGGTCGGTAAAATCGAAGCGTCTTGGTTAAAGGCAGGATTACTACAAGGTATGACGATTAAAACGAGTAATGAAAAAGAATATATCCATATGGCGAACCAGGTGCTTAAATTTGTTAACCAAGACACTGCGAAAATCACTATCGGATTCGAGGATGAACATAAGAGCAAAAGTTTAAATCCATATATAATTCTCGGTCAAGGTGATGGAACTGGACGAAACGTCGGAACCATTTACAAGGATGGAAACGGTGTTTATTACAGATATATAGATAATAATGGATTAGAAAGCAATATGCGTTTAACCGCGCAAGGAAACGTAGGTATTACAGCTCAAACTAGTATGTGGCTTAATTCGAACGGTACACTCGTTGTGGACGGTGGATATGGTGTTTCTCTTAAGCATTTAGGTAAAACCGTAGCAGAATTTATTCAAGTGAATGGCGTAAATTATGATTTGCTATTAGGCGGTAATCATATAATTCGTTCCTCTACCTTTCCTGGTTACGATAAATTGTTACAAGTAAAAAATTCAACGGGAAATGAGTTTCGCGGAATTGAAGTTGCTGAAGTAACAGCACATGGTGGGATAAGAAGTGATACAAATTTATGGGCTGAAAAAGATTCGTATGCAATGCAGCATATCAATAGATCTACAATAAAGTTAAAAACAGCTGTACATGATTTACCGTTTTCTGCTTTAGATAAAATAAGGGAATTAAAAGTAAAACAGTACTTTTTAAAACGTGATATGTACGAATTGTACCAAATGCGAATGAACAAGCCTGAAGATAGAATAGAACCGTATACGACAAAAGACATTGACATACAATACGGTTTTGTTGCAGAAGAGACTGACGATGTTTTTACTACGCCTGAAAAAGATGGTATTAAATTATATTCCACGCTCTCTATTCTTACAGCATCAGTACAAGAACTTGAGCAGAAACACGATGATGAAATACAAGAATTAAGACAAAAGCATGAGCAAGAAATTCAAAAATTAAAAGAAGAATACAGAGTTGAAAACGAAAAAATAAATCAGCGAATAAATGAAGTAAAAACAGTAGTAGAAAATTTAATCAATAATAAAGGATAGAGCAGTAAATACTGGTCTTTTTTATTTTTTCCTTAAAAAAGGGGTGGTGGCGGTGGAGCAAAAAGAGTATGAACGCATCGCGAAATTAGAAGTGCATCTACAAACAATGAATGCTGCAGTTAAACGAATAGAAGAAAAGCTAGACCACAATCAAAAAAATTATATGCAGCGTACTGAGATAGATGAGATGTTTAAGTTTCGCGACAGGGAAATTCGCGATTTAAAACAAGCGCAAGAAAAACTAGATAGTAATAAAAAAGCTCATATATCTATGTGGATTTCAGGACTGTCATTGGCAGTCCTTTTATTATTTAACATTTTAAATTTCTTGAAATGAGAGGGGGGATAGTATGAAAAATTTAGATAACGCGTCAATTACACGTTATATCATCTTGGTTATTGCTGTGATTAATAGTGTTTTGAACTTAGTCGGTTACCAGACTATTAGCAATGAATTAGCAAATAACATCGTAGCTGTCATTACTGGTGGTTATACACTGTATATGGCCTGGAAAAACAATTATTTAAGTAACAAAGGGTTGCGGCAAAAAGATGTATTAGAAAAAAATAGCTTACACTAAAAGGAGATGTTGAATAATGGGTTGTTTCGCAGGTTCAGGTGGTCACAATAGTATTGTACAAGGTGCAAATAGTGTTTATGGGAAAGAACATGTAGAAGATAGAAAGTTTCTTGATGCAGTTGCTAAATATGTACAAGCAGCTGGATGGAAGTATGTGAATTGTTCTGATGAAGTTGGTACAACGCAAACCGCAGTTTGGAGTAATGCAGCAAATAACCATTTACGTGTAGCGGATAGTGATGTAGATTTACAGTTTCATTTAAATGCTACTCCAGGCGGTACAGGTTGTGAAGTGTGGTTACATCCTTCATACGGAAATAGAGAATTGGCGGCAAAGATTTCAAAAGCAATGGCTGATGCATTTGGATTGAGAGACCGAGGTATTAAATTAACAACAGATTTAGGATGGATTAATAAAACTAAGACTGGATTACTCCCTGAAATTTGCTTTATCGATAATGAAACAGATATGCAAAAATACCGCGCTAACTTTGATAAGGCAGCTAAAGCGGTAGCTGAGGTTATTGTTGGCAAATCAATTCAAGCAAACCCAAATGATGGAGGAGTGGAGATTATCGTGAATAAATTTAGTAAAGTTGTTACGTATGAATTTGGTACAGCGTTAGTATCTGAGATGTTAGGAATGATGGATGCTCTTGGGTATGAATCTCGTATTATCTCATATGGAGATAAACAAGGATTAGTTAGATTTGAAACAGCATATCGCCAAGGGAATGAATTAGATCGAGCGACAGCATGGTTAGATGCAAAAGGACTTAAATACTTCTATACAAAAGAATAACTTATGTAAAAGTAAGCTAAAGGCATGCTCCTATATATAGGAGCATGCCTTTTTTATTGGTAAATTTAATATTAATCAATATTAAAACTGTTCATAGTTTTTCTTTCTAAATCAGTGAGCTCAAATAATCGTTTACATTTCTCATATCCTTCTACTACGTCTTCTTTAAACTCTTTCAAATTGCGAAGTTTGTTTTCATAGTCTTCTTGGTTTCAACAATTGTAAAGCCGCCTTCAATAAGTGGAATTAGTGCGTTAATTTGGTTGTATAAATCATTAGCGCGTTCCATACCTTGCCATAAATCTGAACAATCCATTTCGCCACAATCACCTTTGAAAGTATAATCTAAAAGATATAGATTATTAATGAATTGCTTGTGTTCTTTTTGGATCTTATCATATGGTTTTAAGAACTTTTTAAATCCATTTAAGTTTATACCAGCCATCTTTAAAACAACTCCTACCTTGAATAATTTGATATGTATATATAAAATAAATATTATTACAAAACCTTTGGATAATCACGGATTAATTACCATCTTATACCTATGTTTAATAGGCTGAGAGTACGAGATTATTTTTAGTTGGGATTATAAGGAGGTGATAAAATGAGAGAGCAAGGAGGTAATGAGGCGGAAAATCTTACAATATGCATAGGGCTATCGATTGTTTTGTTAGGCCTTTTTTATTTAATACGTGTCACTATTATCCCTTCAAGTTTGGTAATAGGTGTTTCATTTGCAGGATTTTGCTTAACTTCGGTAGATTTTTTTGATGAAATGTACTATTACGAGAAAAATAAAAATTTGAAATCATCTATAATTAATGGATTACTTTATCTGTTTGCAGCTATGGGGATTATCGTTATGCCTAATTTGAAAATGGATATGATATCCAATAAAGATGCGCTTGATACTCTAAGTACAGGTGTGAGTGTTGCGACTTTAGGATACGTTTTTATGATTACTGGATTTAGAAATAAACGGATTTCTCAAGAACAACAAATTCAACAAAAAAGATACGTTCAGCGGGTAGAAGAGCTGGAAAGACAAATTCAATTACTTAAAGAAAATGAAAATAAAAAAGTAGGTGCTTAAATAGACGTTTGCTTTGTTATTTTGCAGATTTTTTTTATACGATTTTGTTTGTATAAAATTTTTTTGGCAGGGGAGTGGATTGTACTAATGGGTGGTCAAATAACGGAAATAGATGCTGTAGATAAAGTAATGAAAATTGATCCTCCTAAAAAAGTAGACAATGAAACATCGGAAAATGATTTATCTTCTCAGCAAAGCGCTAATACATTGTTTAATTTTACTGGGAGGTTTGAATGGTTAACTGAAAACTTAAGACGAAAAGCTTTTTCGCCGAGATATAATGAGGAGAGCATAGAGGTATTTGGTTTAGGGGATGAAAAAAAGATTTGCTTCCCTATGACTTGCTTTTGTGATATACATTTAAAACGACTTACATCTCATATGAAAAAATACGGGGATTTTGGTATAGGTTTAAAAAAAGAATGGGGGATAAATGCTGGTGTACAACCTATTCAATATATAAATATTCATTCGCCATTACATAAAGAATTTGTGGAATTATTCACAAAAACATTGAGAAGCGAGGAAGAAGATAATGATTTATTGATAGAACATCAAAATTTTCTTTTAACCAAGTTACTTTATATTAAGCCTTTAGAAGGCATGATGAGGATATCTAATGCGGAAAATGGTTATGCTACACGTAACTTTCATGATGAACGTGAATGGCGGTATATTCCTAACTTAAATGGCCACGGAGATTTACCATTGATATTACCTAAGGATCATATGTCGCCACAAGCATACCTAAGTTATTCAAGGGCTTTAGAACATAAGCATGAATTTTGGTTAGATTATAAATATGAAGATATTAAACATTTAATAGTTAAAAATGAAAATTATAGGGAGCAGTTAATTCATTTTATATC